TACGTTTCCAATGAAACCTTTCGCTGATGTACCAGTAAAAGTATCATGTAAATGAATAACACCGTTTGTTTTTGGATAGCCAAGATAACCAAGTAAATCAGGATGGTTTGCTAATGGAGAAGAAGATGCGCCTGTGTTAAACGGTGCTTGTAAAAACACAGTAAGCGTGTTTGCACTTCCATCCCAAGTAACAATTGAATCAACACCTGCTTCGGGTGCATAAACACCTCTCCATTCATTCCCTCGCCATTTTGAATATTGTAGAGTAGTGTTATCTATACGTCCACTCGGTTCTCCATATCCAAGCATATGTCCTCCAATGGTAAATCCACCCATTGAAACGTCGTCATCGTTAATGTAGACTACAATCTCATCGTCTAAAGTAGATGGTAAAACAGTATTTTGATTGCTAAAGTTTTCTCCAAATTTACGGTAAATGTATCTTACACCATAATTATTACCTAAATGGTCAGTAAATCTAAATCCGTATAAGTTTGATTCACCTACTTTGTCCTCACGTAGTTTCTGTGGATTAGTGTTTCCTGTGTATGCTGTAATATCAGTTGGGGCAGTTCCACCGGGAATTTTTGCTTCTCCATACTTAAAATCAAATCTTCTATCTCCTCTTACTCCCAATCCGTATTCACCTGCATCGGGGGCAAAGCCGGGTATACCTGATGCAACCAAACCACCAAAGTTAATTCGTCCTACTGCTGTTTTACCTGCTCGTAGACCTTCAACATATGATGTAGATACACCTTGAATTTCAAAAGATTCATCACTTACTGTATTATGATTCAACGCACCTATATGTCCTGAAATATTTCGTACAGTCCTGCTATCGCTATCTGAATCACGTCTTGCTACGTCGTGATTGTTAGTGAATGGTTCCGCTGGTTCTTCCTGTAGTGTGTACTCACGAAGCGATGTAATAGGTGCGAACGGCCTTCCATGCTTGTTTAGAGGCATAGGCGCAGGGTGCATATTTTCACCGCTTGTTTCATCAGGTTGACACCAGAAATTTCTAAATCTTCCACCATGTCCAATCAAGAATAGAGGCTTGTACGATGCTTGTCCTTTACTATTATCGAGCCAAACACAGAAATTACGACCCGATGCACCGGGAATAGTAGAATGTATAATAATAGAATAACCTTCATTACCGTTAATATCTTCAACCACACGACCAAGATGCGCTCGTACATATCCCATATGTGTTCCTTTATCGTTTGAATTGAATGATTCATCGGTAAACCACCACGGTGCGGGGTCATGAGTAGAACCCGTAATCGCTACATCGCCTATACCTTGTTGGATAGTATGTACTTGGGTTCGACCATACTTAGCCCCCGCTTGATTAATCATACGAACCAGTTCACGAGTAGCCGCTTCAATATCTGTAACTCCTTCCTTTACACCTATTTCTCCGCAATCCAATACCAATCTTCTCACGAAATCCATTTGTGACCAATGTGGTAAATGCTTCAAACGTGATTCATCATGATTTGTTAAATCTAATTCTAAGTTTCTATTCCCTTTAAGACATAAAAATGCTGAAATACATCGTGTTCCATCAGGCGTATCGAATAGTGTACTCGCATCTCTAAATGTATGTGTTTTGAGAACGGGGTCTTGTGTTTCTCTATGTTCTCTAAGCGACCTTACAAATTCACTTCCACTCATTGAACGAGAAATCGAATGTACCTCATTAGCCCAATACAAAGACGCTACTGCGGGTTCAACACGAGGTAAAGCATTATCACTTACGGTGAAAGTGTCTGCTGTATAACCATTCATGTACCCGCTATGTACAAAATGCCCGTGTCCTTTACCTTTTAGGAATGTATTGTTACCAGAAGTAGCAGGATTTTCAATACCAAATAATCCTTGATTCTGATTAGCGATATTATGAGCATAAGCCGATTCTATAAATTTAGATTGTTGAGTAGAACGAAGGAATTTGTTCTCACTTGGATAGCCATTTGCTACATCTATTTGAGTCGTAAAGTAATGTGGTGCGCCACCATTGTGTGTCGCCATATATCTATCTAATTTAGTAACGCCTCCAGCATGAACTATATTTCGATTAAATCCTATATTGGGTGTTGCCGCACTCGATTGTACTTGCATATGCAAATCATGAAAAGCGATAAATTCTCTATCATGGCCTACATCATACAGTAATACACGAGCATGGCCTTTGGATGCTAAGTAAGGGTCTACATAGGCTACAGAAGATGCTTGAGATGCGTTAAGCCCCATTGCCTCATAATTCATTTCTACGGTTTTATTGATATGTTGAACTAAGTTTTGCGCTGTTTCAACACATGTATCACCAATTAAGAAATTTTCAAGAGGTATAGAATCACGAGGTCGTGTCGCTAAAGCACCTTGTCCACCGTTAAATCCCTTCCAAACCAATCCTTCGTTTAGTACACCTCTACTCTTACAGAATAGACCTTCTACTGCATGAGGATTATTAAGAGTCATATTCATCCAAACTGTATCACCGTTCCTCATACCGCCTTGTGCATATGGGTTAATCCATGTTTTGTTTAGTATCGCATCAAAGTCAACAGCCATGACACTTGCCGCACTTAATCGAATTTTATCCCCAGTAGTTACTTCATTAACGTTGTTTGCTGTTAAAGTAATAGTGGTATTTGTACTACTTCCAGCGAATTTTGAAATTATTTGACTTACCTTTCCAATATATTTTATTGTATTAGAATCAGATGCATCTTCAAAATACAATTCATCATCTTTACGTATGTTCATGCCTATAGTATTTGCATGAGCCAAACGATTAGCCGTCGTTGGTGTTATCTGAATTGATGTTGTACCTCCAGCAACCGCATTAGCGGCAATAGTCCATTGTTCAGAAGTATCTGGTAAGAATGTTACAGCGTTATTTTCTTCTGTTAGTGAATTAGCAGGTGAAGATAAAGTGTATAAAGAGCGACCTGCACTCTTTAATCTGAATGTAGCACCTTCTAAAGTAAGAGAAGTTGTTGTACATTTCCAACTTACAACATCTAAATTATTTCCTAAACTCTTTTTACCAAAATACATTCCTTCGTGTGAAGTACCATCACTCAAAATTACTTCACCAATGTAAAGCAAATCACCTTCTGCTAAAGAAATTTCATTAGATGAATTTCTACTGTATTCTACTAATTCGGGGAAATTCTCCGTATCTTCTAAAATAATAGAGTACGTACCACTCCCACCATCACCTCCTTTAATGATAGTAGATGTAGCACGTTTTGAAAGTATTTTAGGTGCATGGGGATTAGAAAGAGGTCCTTCTTTTATTTCGATTGCACTTACATATTGTCGTAGACCATAATCAAGATTACCACCTTGAGTTTGTACATTTGCATTGTCATAATAATACGGAGAACGTGCTTCAAAGTCAGATGATGGAGTTTCCATATCAGAATCGAGAGGGATTAAATTTTCACTTCTATATCCTTGAGCAATGTGAATAGCAGTTTGAGGTATTGCTGATTCAAAGAACCCTGTTGCATACGAACCAGAATTAACATTATTTGTGGCTGTTTCGTTTTCAAATACCTTAAGATAACCGTCAGTACTTGGGTCGTTGACATAAATACACCACATACCATTAGGAATAAATGCACGTCGAAAACGATGTAATGATTTTAAATTTCTATAATCGGTAACACTTGTACCAGTATTATCTGTTACAGGTGGGAACATTTCAGGATGGGAGACAAATATTTTGAAAAACTTTCCAGAAGAATCATACACAATTTGTTGGATAGTAGAAGATGATACGAAATTTTTACCATGAATGTTATACGTGTAAGCAGAATTTGCGCTTCTATCAGCCGTTTGAATATCATCAGCCCTTCTTCCAACAGGTGTTGGGTTCCAACTATGTGCTGTATATGTAGCATCAATATGAATTTTCATACTGTTATCAGGACCCGGAAATATTCCTTCGGTTTCATGCTCAAAAAATTGTTGAGGGAAGAAAGGTATCTCGACCATTGCACGAGTACTTGAGTACTGTGTACCTAATTGATAATCGTGGTTTACATCATTCATAGATTGAAACATTCTATCGTTTACTGTACTTCCATCCTGAACTAAGGAATCATCAGAAAAGTTATCTTCATTGTAAATGTAAATCGACGTATCATCTGTTACAGTAGCACCTGAACTTGCTGTTACACCTAACAAGCCTGTTGCTAAAGCCCATTCATAAAACGTTGCAAACGCTGTACCATTGCCTGATAAAAACGTTCTATCTGCTATTGTACCGCTACTAAATACAAATCCTGTACCGTTCTTTTTGACATATTCAGCACTTGCACCATCTGCAAGATATATCCGCCCCTTCTTAGGAAAACAGTATGTTCCCCAAGAAGCAATATCAGGTGAATTATTGTTTAACGGTTGTACTGTAATAGTATTGACATTTGCGTTAGAACCTTCTTTTGCTGTTACTATAACCGCTTGTACTGCACAGATACGGCGAGTAGAACCCGGTAATCTCATGAGAGTAGCAGGGTCAAAGGTTGGCTTAGTGTTTACAGCACCTTGTCCGGGTCCTCCGAGCGTTACTGTTACTACAGGTGAGTTCGGTTCTATTTCCTTTACAACGTGTGAATCAGGCGAACCGCTTCCAATCACACTTGCATTTTGAGACAAAATTTCTTCTGATACACCACGTACAATAATTTCAGTATTAATCTGATTACTTTCCCCATCTATTGTTTCATTTATACTTCGCACTCTTCCCTTTGTCATCAATTGGAGTATGACCATTCGAGTTAGCGATGTAAGGTTGTACAATTGATTTGTTCTTTTCTTATTTGTTGGTTGTACATAGAGTGTTACTTTATTGAGATTATATCCAGTTTGATTATCTATAATATCAAACGTTTCAAAAATATGAGATTTACCGTTTGATGGTCCTATATCAAAAACACCCGTACCAGTTTTTTCTGTTGCAGGTGTTAATTTTGTGTAAAATGTTTCAGCATCAGGGGTAATACGACTTAATGTTGGAGTAAAATATAATTTATGATATACCGATTCATGGTTTCCAGAATTATGCGATTTACTAATCATCTTTGGTGGTGACGCAGGAACCGCATTTACATCATTTACTGGAGTATAAAGTGCAGGTGTAGTTGAAAAATCAAGTTCAGCATCGCTTTCATTTCCACCTGTATTATCTCCTATTAGTGTATGGGATTGACGTAAAACATAATTTGTACCAACCTTACGGAAATTTAAATCTATTACACCACCTGCTGAATACAATACTGTATTTGCTAAATCAGATGTTATGACATCCAATACCCGTGTAGAGCCGCTTAGAATGTGAGAACAAGCAGGTACAGTTTTTTCTATCATAAGCATAGGTCCTGATATACCCATGCTTGCACCAGTCAAATCAATTGCATTGTAATGTATTTCTACAAAAGGTGCAAGGTCGTGAGAAGATTGCAAAGCAGGAACCTTTAGTAATGCAATACGAGATTCTTTTTCTGGTCGTAAGTGATACAAGCGGGTACTTTCATCGTTATACTTATTAGGTACGGGACCTTTCAAAAAGAACGGTCTAACATCAAATCCAGCACCACCTATAGCGATAAGTTCCCTTGCCGCTACTGGTAATCCATTATTTACAATTGATGATACACTACTTGAATTTACAAAAGCCGCTACACTTGCTTTTAGATTAGAAGCATAAGCATCTACTCTACTGTTGATTGAAATCGTATTCTTGAGGTTCTGTTGTGAACTGTCGTAATGCATAGATACAATGTCAGCATTACCATCCATAAGTTGGTCTACAGTCATATCATTTGGAATAGGGAATCTACGCATATACTCGTGTCCCTCGATGTGAGAAAGTGCATGACGACCACTATGCCCTACTTGGAACAATTCATCGAGAGTAGAAGGCCATACAACAGCATATGGATTATTTGTATCAGTCGTTGTCGTAGCCATCCTTGAAGAATAAACTAAACCGTGAGATTGAGTATTACTTTCATCAAGAATCATTTGCCCTGTTTTATCAAATATTTGAGTCCCGTAATGAGGTGGTTGGTATGGTTTTCCTGTACCGTTGTCTATAAGTAAATCAGCACCAACAACAACAAAGTAATTGTCAACGTCAGCAGTACGTGAATGAAGTAATCCACGTAATCCACCTGTACCATTTACAAAATCAACGTGAATACTACTAATGGTAATGACACCACTACTGCCATTAATAGAATGCAAGCGCACTCTTTCAGGTGGTTTCTGATTTGGTTTGAACGTATTACGATTCAGGGAACCAGCATTGATGAGCAAGTTATACGGGGTGTGCGCTACAGCCAAAGTAGCAGAAGTTCCCGGTGTTGAATAAAAATCATTCACTTTGTAATTACCCATACTGTATGGTGAATCAGTAAAGGTTGCAATAGGACTACTGCTATCATAGGCTTTACCAGTTAGTTTAGCAATTAAACTTTGAGCATCAGACGCACCAATCGTAATAGTCGTTGTAGAACCATTAGAAGCCGCAGTAACAGCATTCATTGTGTATACGTTTTCTACTACATCTATTGGTTCTTCAAAGCGATAAAGACCCGTACTGTTATTTGAAAGCGTAGGAAAATCAGGATTTAAAATATTTCCAGACTTGCTGTTTGAAAAGTGTATACTTTCAATAGCACCTCTAAATTCTCCTCCTTTACCACCAAGATATATGTGTCCGTCTTTCTGCTTTACTCTATATGAAGAAGGTATAGTCTTTGAAGCAATCATATCGGTATTAACATACAGTTCAATTTTTCCTGCTTTGTAACAAGCAACAACGTGATATAGAGGTCTATTCTTAAAATTTAAACCAGTCGCTTCGGCATAATTTGAGGTATCAAAACGGTTGTATGAATCATGTATTCCACCATGTTCTTGCGCTGGATATACAATTCCATCCCATCGTGAAGTAGCATCAAAAGCCGATGAAAGAACTATTGTTTTATCACCTATCGGAGTCTCCATAGTAAGAGAAAACTTAGCAGGTCCCGGTGTATCTACTGTTCCGATTTCTAATGTAAATTGACCATCCTTTTTTGCTACTATACCACCACAGTCTGGTATAACCCATGCTTCAATGGTGAAGTCAGCATACGAAATATTTCCAATAGTATTTTGTAATTCCGTGTCAGATAATACTGAAAGTGGTGCTTTGACATTGTTTCTACTCAATCCGGTACTGTTGAATTTACTTTGAGGAATAATAACCGAATCAGAAACACCGTCAAAGAAATAAGCATGACTTGTTCTTCCTATAGCAACCATAATATCACATCAGTATATTGTATTCGTTGGTAACATGATTATTGTAAATTGATATATATTTGGCTCACCAGCAACTTGTACGAATGTTGCTTTATCGACTACTGCTTTAATACCCGTAAATGTACGCCCACCATACACATCTTTGTATTTAGTTCCCGCCGCAACTGTACTTTCAGCAAAAATTTGGTCTTGACCAAGAGGATTACTTCCTTCATTAAGTTCACCTGCCCAATCTCCATCTTCCATATCATAACCTGCTGTTTGAAAGAAATATCTTGAAGAATATTTATCACCCGATTCTGCCGCTACTTTAGACAAAAAGGGTATTTGTACAGCATGGATATAATCAGACCCATCAGCATCACCCCACTCATCATTTGAATTATCAATGATACCATATAATTGCTGAACCATATCTCCAGCACTCATTCCTGATTGTGAAGAAGATAACCTCCCACCATTAAACTGCGTATATTTTGGAGTTGGAATAGCATTGTTTGTCCACACAGCAGAATCATTAGAAGAAGGCGTACCTATACTGTCTTTATATTGAGTTGAAGTAGGTGGACCTGCATAAGTTAACAAAACTCTTGTATCTGCATTACCCTTTTCACCAATTTGTAATGTAGCAGAAACACCTGTTATTGAAGCATCAATAAGTGCTTTTAAATTAGCCGCTACTTGAGCATCAGTCTTAGCATTTGTTCCGTCGTGAATTTGCACAATAAAACTATCAGCAAGCCCACCATGAGTAGCATACTGTGCGCTAATAACACCAAAAAAGATATTTTTTCTATTTCCATCACCATCTTCAATTTTAAATCCATGTTCTTTATTTAATCTATGAGTATGGTCGTTAAGATATGTTGAAGGGTTAGGGTCATAATAATCTAAGATTCCGGTTATGTATGTAGCAAATGTGTTTTGAGTTATAGTACCAGAAGCACTTTCTACTGCATCAAAATCAACCAATGCTTGATGGTTGGCACTATCGCTAATTTGTGTAACATCATCATCTGTAATATAACCCTCAAGTGTTATCAAAGCATTTGTTCGGTTTAAATCCAAAGAAAAACGAAAACTGTCCATAAAAGGCATAGGTGTCGCTGAAACACTTCTGTCTACATCTATGGAAACTGTTGTACAATTTAAATTGTAAAATTTACCGTTTTGACTAACCAAGCGTATAGGAGTTATTGCATTACCACTCATCAGTATCGCCCCCGCATAGTCGAGCCGCCAATACTTCTTGACATTTCTTGTTGAATCATATTACCAATCTCTCGTGCTAATTGTCGCTTATCACTACGGTCTGTAATACCCGATGCATTTACTGTAATGTTGAAATTATTACCACCGCCACCGCCACCGCCAGCACCTTTTAAATCGACAGGTATAGATTTACCATTGGGAAGGGGTACAACTGCTTCTGTACCGTGTAGCATTGCTATATGACCGCCTGATGAACCTGTTGCTATACCACCTTGACTATAGCCGGGAATCCACCCTGTAGCACCATCCCATATATCACCAGCCAAATCTATTGCATCTTCAATAGCACCAATAATAGAATCTGTAACATCCATGATGCCATCAAAGAACCATGATACAGGACTTATAATGTAATCATCAATTATCCCTCCAATGAAAGAAAACGCATCCATAGCAAAATCAACGGCTGTAGACAACCATCCCATAACCATAGAAAAGAAATCACTAATAGGTGTGATTATGTAAGTATCTAAGAAATCCCAAACATCGCTTACAACATCCATTACCGTTTCATAAGCATCTATAAGCCAATTACCTACTTGTATTCCAAAATTTCCTAATGGTACGAGTACAGTATTATACAACCAATTCCAAGTATCTGAAATCATACCCCATAACCAAGATATTGTATTGGAAAGCCAATTATAGGCACTAACAGCGAAGTTTCCTAATGGAACGAGTACATTATCATATATCCAAACAAAAGTATCACCAAACATATTCCATAACCATGCAAATGCATCTACAGTCCAATTGTAAGCACTCACTATCATATTACCCACAGGGGCTAAAACGTTATCGTATAACCAAGAAAAAGTATCAGAAAGCATTCCCCATAACCATGCGATAGTTTCTACTGTCCAGTTGAAAGCACTTACTATTATATCACCTACAGGGACTAAAACGTTATCGTATAACCAAGAAAATGTATCACCTAATAATCCCCACAAACTCCCAATAGTGGCTACTGTCCAGTCCCATGCTGATACAGCCGCACCACCTAACGGTACAAGTACGCTATCCCATACAAATGAAAAGAAATCACCTATCAGCCCCATAAAACTCCCAAGTGTGGCTACTATCCAATCCCATCCCGCAGTAATACCATCCCAAATCCAAGAACCAAAATCTGTTAATGGTACAATAATGTAGTCATTTATAAGACCAAAAGCCGTACTTGCTAAGTCGCCGATAATTTTTCCTAAACTCATTATACCGCTTGTTACGGTGGAAACCATTCCGCTTGCGGAGGCCAACATTCCAAGTAAAGGTGCGACCATGTTATCACTCCATGTCTAAGAAGTTATTATAATGGTCTGTAGAAACCGATTCTTTTCCTTTGGCTTTACTTTTTCTTTTCATATCCTTTGTCATTTCTGCTTGTTTTTCAGATTGAATTTCAGTCATGACACCAGCCCAAACAATTGATTGTTTAAACATTTCAGGACTCATTGAATACACCTCTTTTAACGATATACCATAATGTTTTGCAACCATATAAGCCCACATTTCAAGTTGAATACGAAAATCTGATGCATCTTCTATCGTACCTGTTTCTATGAAAGAGCGAATCTTTAGAGACTCGCTTTCGTAAACCCCGCTTGCATCTGTTCAGCAATGTCTTGCGGTTTAGGTAAAATTTGAGATAGTTGTTCGCCAACATATCCTGAAAGTGAAAGCATGTCCTCTACAGACAAATCTGGATTAGTCTTTTCGACCCAATGTGAGAAAGCATATTTCCAGTAACCTTCAAGATTCAAACCTACGCTTCCATCTTTACCAATTTTCAAAAGTGTTTCAATAGACTTTTGAATATCTAAGAATGTGAGATGCTTAACCCATACTTCAATAATTTTTGAAGGGTCGTCAGGGTCAATTTGTATCTCATGCTTCTTCGGTATGTGGTTGCTCATCAATAGGCTCTTGTCTTGTATTACTGTTCTTTTCATTTATTTCCTCTCCATTGGATGCGGCTACTTCGTCAGTAGGGGCTTCCGACTCACCTTCAAGGGCTACTTCATCAGTAGGGCTTTCAGGTTCCTCTTCGGGAATAATTCCTTCATCGTCTTGCTTTAATCGCAAAACAATCTCGGCTTTTGTACCGTATACTGGTAATCCACGCTCTTTACAAAGTTCACGTAGTTCAGCAACGGTTAGAGAATCGTATTGTTGCAGGTCTGTAGGGAAAGGATTGGCATCTACAGGAATAGGTACGGGTTCATTTTTTACTTCTACTTCTACTTCCGCTTCACCATAAAGACAAAGTTCTATCCAAGCATGAATGCTACTTGCATCTCTAAAGTATTTTTCATCTAAAGGTAATTCAACATTGTTTACTGAACATGCCCAATGTACGTAATCCGCCACACCGAGTTTTCTACATTGTCTTGTTGAGATAATCATACTTTCACCTTCAATATTTTAAAATTGTATCACGAGAAAGAATTTTAACATTCTTTGGCATAATCTTCATTGTACTCTTGATAACACCTTTATCTTCTGGAATCTGCATAGGGGCTTCTACAATGTAATATTCATCAATAAGAATGACAATTTTTTCAGTATTAGCCGCAGTAGTAGAGCCTCTTGCTTGCTTTTCAAATGTAACTACAATTTGATTAGTAGTTCCATCTGTACCCGCAACACTAAAATCAGTCTGTGAGCGCATCTTATGATAGAATACTGGGTCATCAACCACAATTTCCAAACTCATTTCATACGTTGTCTGTCCTTCAACCATGATAGAAGCATTACGAGAACCAGCGAATGGGACTTGAGATTCAGCAGATGTGGTCGATTGAGAAGTATTATTGATGGTGTGAAACGCTTGCACACCAGTTTGTCCTGTTAATGAGAAGTTATGTATCTGTGCTACGGTTTGACCAGCAACTTTAATTTGTCCATTGTAAAACATAAATGGTTTTTGTGTACCAATACCAATACCTGAAATCATACGTTTTACCGCAGTATTAGCAGTATCGTCAAACATACGATGAGGTTCGTAATGGTTTGTTGTAGTACCGGGAGTTTCAAGCCTTCCAGTATCGGTAAAGCAAAGTGCCGCATTATAGTTTACAGACAATCGAAGTGCCGCATCATTGTCAGTAGTGAGTGTAAAATCAGTTACTTTACATCCTCTAAAGATACGAGTAAACTCTTTTGCATCACTTGGACTTCCATCTACTACAGTTGAATATGCAACATCACTCTTTCTTTGAGAAACTTCAAGACAGAATGAAGGTAATTCACTTCCGCCATACAAAAGGTGCGTTACGGGTTTAGTAATTGTTTGTGTTGTGGTACTTATTTGAGGAGAACCAGTAGCGGCGGCGGCGGGGGTGTAATCAATAACAAAAACCGTTGCTGAATCACTTCCAAGTCCACCTCCACCTGAATCTGTGCTTGCCGCATGGTTAAACTTTAACGGCTCATCAAGATAAATTCGAGTATCATCTACTCCAACAATTCTACGAATTTCATAAGGTGATGCGCTATCAAATTTCCTTGCATCAATAGTCATGTCCCATGTAGCACGAGTTGCAGGAGATTCGAGTCCAACATCTACTGTAGCATCATTTTCGTTTTGAATTAATACATACTTTTCTACAGCAAAACCAGTTGCAGAAGCGACATCTATAGTGACATCACCAGCAGATGCCGCCGCACTTAATGAAGTTTTTACGTTTCCTACTACATTTCCAGCGGGGTTATCTCCAACATCACCAATAATTTCATTCCCTAAACAGTATTTCAACCATCGTGCTGAATGAAGGTTGACTTCAAAAGAACCTCCTTCTGTTGTAATTTTACCGGGAACTTGTACAGATGTATCACGCCCAAGTCCTACAACGTGGTATCTTTTTAATTCGTACTTAGTTTCTGGTAAAGTAATTGAGTTGGCTATACCTAAAAATTGGTCAATAAGAAGAGATTCAGATGGTGCGGCTGTATTAGATGCTTTGTAAATATGATTCGCTGTGTCCATTGGTGGTGTTTTATACGGATGAATAAAAAGTATATCCCCATTTCCCGTTGTTGTAGTAGCAACTGCTGGACTTATTTTCATTGTTGTACCATTATTTTCTACAATTGTGAAAATTTTATCATCTGTATCAGCCGCTATTCCCTTAAATGAAATATGAGAACCTACGAGTGCGTTTTTAGGATATTTTAAACGATGCGAAGCATCGAAAATTGTTTGATTATTATTTGTTGCTGAAAATGTAATTGTTGTAATATCGCCTGAATTAGCAAGAGCAAATTCACCATCTACTGTGTGTCGTATTACTAAGCCCGTTTCCGGTGCAAACATTACTTCTGAAACATCTCCCTTGTATACTGTTGACGGCATTCTTCTTCACCTATGGTATTAATTCTGCTAATATTACGACTTCTATTTGAAATGTCATTCGGAAAAGGATTTTACTGCGGTCAGATAAGTCAGTTCGAGTTTTGAAAACAAGTCTGTCAAAGTTTGTCCCATCCCCCTTTCTTTTTGTGTGAACCAGTCTGCGAATCTCGTTCTCAAGTAATTGCAGATGCTTCCTCCCTTTAACAGTTCTTACGTCTACGGTTATATTTATGCGTGTCGTAACGAAATCATAGAATAATTCTGGTGCTTCTTCGTTGTGCGCCGTTTCGTAACATAGCACGAAATCATGCTTCTGCAAGTCAAGACGCTTTCCATGCTCAGGACCCGTATCTGTAATGTCGAGAACTACTGGCCTGTAATTTCCCGTGTTGCCTCGATTCCAATCAGTTTTGAAAATACTGATAAGAGCATCAAGTCCTTCTGTCCATGTTGCAACCATTAGGCTTTACTCTCCTTTTCTGTAATTTCTTTACGGTCTAAAGAGGTAAAAAATCCACCTTTGTATTCATAATTATATTCTATCATTTTGGGATTTCCACGAAGCATTGCCATATCAGTTGCCTTATTTACTTCTTCTAATGTTTTTTCATTAACAGGTTGTTCGTTATCATCAACCACCATATCGTCTATAATTTTGAATCCTTTATTTTGTGCTTCCACACGCATGAGGAGTTTTCTCATTTCAGGTGGTGTTTGAGTGAATGTTTCATACATACTCTTTTGAAATGTCTTGTCTTTTCTTTGTTCTTCTTGTATAGAAGCAACAATAAAATTTGCAGTATTTTCAACATTCCTGTTTCTAACTATGAGAACACCACCAATTCGATGTACTTAGGCAACGTTCTGTCTATTTCAGACTGATAAAGTTGAATTTTACTGGTCAAGTCTATGTTTTGCGTTCCTTCTGGAATGAGTACTGAACGGTCATCAGCCATGAGTAATTCAATAGCAACCATCTTGGTGCATATATCTTCTATCGCCTTTTCTAAGTAACGTTCACCGTAAATGTAAGCCACCTTAATTGCATTCCATTCAAAGAACGGATAGGAGTTGTTGAAGTAAATGATACCCTGTTCAGGGTCGAGCCACCAGTCTCGTAGTCGCCCTACGTCGCCGCTACTTGAACCACCTTGTAGGTCTACAAGTAGAGAGTTCTGTGTGATAGTTCCTGTAATTGCGCCTAAACTTCCTGTTACAGCAACGCATCCTGTAAAGGATGTAGCGGTCTTTCCTGTGTATCGGAATACATCACCACTTGCATCTACTGCTACACCAGCGTGTACAAAGTCTGTAGTAGAGGCAACATTGACTGTTGTAGAGTCAAGACTTGAGAACGTAGTAGAAGCAGAAGTTGTTTGGTCGAGTTGAATATTTGAATCTGTTGTTACAATACTACAAGATTCTCCAGCCTTCACGCCTCTCATAGAAGTTACTTTCACCGTACCAGTACCTAAATCGGAGTTCGCCGATGCTAAAAATTCGTTATGTACTGCTACATTAGATGTTGAACCTTCTAATGTAAACGCAGGACTGAACTCTACTGCGGTCTTACTTACACGGTCCTCCTTGTTAAACAAGTCAGCCAAGTTTTGTGCGGTTGTAGTAGAATCGAAATCGGCTCTCCATTGATTAGTACCTGTACCGGGTGCAAGTGTAACTACACTTCCAGCACCATTACCGGGAGACATATAGATTGAACCTGTAATTGCATTTACATCTTCTGGAATTTTTATTCTTACTTCTGCCGCACCGATTTCTCGATAGTCATCACCTTGCCATAATTCGATACGTAGAATTTGTTGTACGTTGCGGAACAAGAGAGGTGCAGTACCTACATAGTCAGTATAGTACCGTCGTCGGTATGGCTTGTAAGTATCGAAGTTAATGTATTCCGCACTAACGAGATATGGTCGCCATGCGTTGTGAGTAATGTTGTCAATGCGGTCTTGCATTCTTTGTATAACATGGTCTACTTTGTCTTTCGTTACACCACGAGTTTTGCCGTTTGTAAACGACGCTTGATTCTGAATGTAGCCGTTATCCGCTACTTGATATTCTGATGCTGTAATAGGTGAGGTTGTAAACGTAATTTTGACATGCCCAGTACCAGCACTATCTCCACCTGTACTTGCACCTATGGCTGATATTTCTAAATCTTCTTTTCCAAATGGGTCAGCATCGCTGTAAAGTCTTACCTTATCACCAACGGTGAAACCGTGATTGCGTAGGTCTGTCCCTGTGATGTACACAGCGTTGGCATCACCATCGGCAGACATTAACACCGCATCGGTGGGGCTTATGTCAAGTAAATCAGCGACTTTTTGGGCGGTTGTGTACACAGTAGCAGTAGGGTCGAGTGGCCTTGTTTCAGGCTCGCCGGGTGAAAATACTACTGGCATACATTACCCTCCCTCACGATTTTAAAAATCCTTTCTTTTCAAATCTTCAAAAATTTGTGCGTAAGGGTCAACATCATCTAAAACTGGTTCAGGTTCAGGTTGACTCGCTTCTTCAAACTGTTTATTTTCCGCAAGCATACGATTGTATTCATCAGCCTGTTCTTGAGTCAAACCAGCGTATGGGTCGCCATGTTTTGCACGAAGATTTCTTAACGATGCGACAGCAACATCAGCATTAACATCATCAGCAAGTTTGGGAGACTTTTCTTCAGGCTTGGCGTTGGGGTCGTTTAAGTTACCCATCGTCCTTTGTGTATTGAGTTGCTCTTTCCGACCATCTTGCATTAAACCAAGTTTGTGCTCTCGCCAATTACTTTTTTTCAATACACTCCAAGCATCACGGAATCCACGAATGTGTGATACCGCTTTTTGTGCCATGACTCTTTCAAGAAGTTCATCTTCACTCTTTGGTCTGTCGTCCTCTTCTTCTGGTGGAGGCATATCATCTTCATCTTCTCCATCATCCATGAATTTGTTGTCAGGCTTTAGGTTGCCTTTTTCATCCATGATTTCAGACATAAGTTTGTCTTGTGGAGTCATATCTTTTTGCTGTTGTAAAAAATTCATTGTTTGATTACGAAATTCTTCTACATCTTTAGGGTCATTTGACGCAGGTGGTGGAATATCAGCAAGTGTTTTTGGTGAATCACCGAATTGTGAGTCAATAGCCGCTTGCTCCCCTGCTACGTCAGGCTCACTAAGCGAACTTCCCAAAGTTTGACCCTCAAAGGGTACTCTTTCGCCCATGAATTTGATACTGTGCTTTTCAGGATTGGCTACAGCATCACGCATCATTGTATCACGAGCCGATTGAAATCCTTCACCAGTTGGGTCTTGACCTGCGGCTCGCATCTGTTCAGCAACTTTACGATTAGCAAATTGCTGTAGTTTCATTTCTTTACCATCAGCAAAAATTCTTTGCCTATGAGGTTTCATTGCTTTAACTAATACTTTCACCATTAAATCACGCTCGGTTTGCTTCATCTCGATGTCCTAAGTTGTATTCCATAGGTTTGTCGCAAGCACCACAAGATTCTCTCCATAGGAAATGGAGGAATCCACAATGCGTACAACGAGTCCCTGCACCGATATTGAGGACATCACCAATATCACGGTTTCGATTACGTTGCTCTCTTGTTACACCCGCTAACGGGTGTTCCTTTTGGTCTGCAAGGCCACTTTTGTCTACATGTACACCTTGCTTACTCGACCTTACTATGTCGGATAAGTCAAGGCTTCTAACATCGAATCCCATACTTACTCACCTCAAACTGTGTAGGTAAGTAGGAAATAATGGTTACCAAGCGATGTAAACGGTTCTATGCTAATGAGTGCAGTTGTACTTCCCGCCGCTACTCCAAGAGCACCCGTACCACCTGTGGCACGAATATCTGTTTGGATAAGCGCAGTTGCCGTTCCATCTGCCATCATTTTAGGACTGTAGGGACCGATTACTCGTGAGCCATAGCCACTTAATACTGCCATGAGGAATCACCTCATCGCTGTCCGAGAATCCACCAACGTCCACCCATAGTAGCATCTGCTACTGCGGCATCGGTTGCCGTTATTGTGCCTTTTTCATTACCAGTTGAAAAGATAACAAGGCTGTTTGTTTCGTCAATTGAAACATCGAGTGTTACAGTATGTGCGGTTACAGCCACATCTGATTTAAGAGTCATTGATGTACCTCCTAAAACAAATAGTTTTGCATTATCTAATAGTGGTGCGGTTAAAGCAGTATCAATAGTTACTGATGTAGCATCTACTGCTGTAATAATACCTAATCGTATTCCTAATTCGTTGTATAGTGTTTGTCCAACGTTAAGACAAGAAGTAACTGCACCTGCTACACTTTGTGTGTCGCAAGTCAATACTGTTTGTCCTATTCCTTCATTGCTTCCATTGTTAATGGTTACACCACTAAAAACGGCTGTTGTGAAATGTCCACCTGCCGCAAATACTGTAGAAACTAATCCGTCATAGGAAATTTCCTTTCCACCTTCTGTAAAGGTTCCAGTTATCATGAGCATATCGCCCATTACGTGTGTTCGTGTGTCTGATGTGCTTGCCGCCATAATTATTCATCTCCATTTTCTGTTGGGTTTAAGTGCTCGTCTACAAGAGTGAGTGCCTTTGTTTTAGTGATGTAACCATTAGGTAAATCAACGTTTTGTTCGTCAAGCCATTCAAGAATGTCTTTTCGACTCCATCCGTTGTCTGGTAATCCATCATTTCCACCATCGACTGTAACTTCTTCATCTCCTTCGATGAGGAAGTGAGTTTCAGGTAAAGTATGTCTCCACTCATTTAGCCACTCTTGTGTAACCTGTCCTTTTTTCCCACGAATCCACGAAGCATTTGAATCTCTTCGCCTTCGTTCGTAGAAGGGACCTGTGTAGGTTACGTGAGGCACTTTAAACACCTAATCTCAACCGAGACACATGAATGTTACGGTAACTTTGTCAACTGCGGCTTCTGCGTGGAACAACAAGCAAGGGAGTGTTCCACTACTTGGGTCGTTTGTAGGTGCAGAAGCACCGTTGTCCAATCCTGTGTTCGTAAAGGAAACAGAAAGCGTCTTGTCTGCAAGAGGCATAGAAGTTCCAAGAATTGCAAGAATCTTTGAAACACCTGCTGTAATGATTAGAGGTTCTACTGCCGCCGCTTCAAGGTCAAGTTGTACGGTCATCATTCGCATAGAGCCTACTGCATTTCCATCGCTGTTAGATGCTTGGAAACCAGTAAGACTTCCGGGGTATGAACCACCAGTGTTACCACTAAGCCAGCCTGTTTCGCTGATTGGTGTTCCAGTTCTCATGTCCAAATCAAGAAGGACACTAACATCTGTGATGTCACCATCGTCGTGCTTGAATTGTACACCGTTATATGCTTCGTCGGACGCTAAAGTTAGGTCTGTTGGGTTTACTATTACTGTCATAATTTTTCATCTCCATGTATTTTTTTCCATTAGCCTCACTTCAAGTCTCGGACTGAACCGTGACCTCCGTAGAAAGTAGTCCATAGTTCTCCCATAGTTCGGTACATACCCTCTTGTCCAAGACGGTTAATAGCGAATGGGTCACCAGTTTCGATACCACTCTCAAAGTATTGCGTTGGAATTGCTGTGCTAAAGTACAGGTAATCAGTATCAAGGAAGTACATACGACTTAGAGTATCGGTTTGTACATCTTTTGATGGAATGATTGGAACACCGTTGTATGTTGCAACAATGAAACCTGCTTCAATACCCGGTACACCCTTTACACCGTTGTAGGTTGGGGTGACACGCTTCTCTTCAAGGAAACGTTGTTGTGATTGTAGAAGTTGTTGTAGACGCATAAGTGTGTCATATCCTGTAAGGATAACCTTCGGGTTACCACCACGAGTCCAGCACTTCTGGAAGAGGTCATCAAGATGGTCGAGGGACAGAACACGGTCTGTTCCACCGTTTTGATTGACTTCCGAGTAAGACCAAGAGTTTGCACTTCGGTCAATGCTGTACATGTCAATGTCAGTTCCAGTTTCGTTTGAACCAACCGTAATACGGTCAAGTGATTCAAAGTCGTTACCTGCGAGTGTAGCCTTGTCTGCGGTCATCATCTTGTTGATGTGTTCTGCGTGGTGCTTACCCATTTCTTCCTTTAGGATAGAACGGATGTCGCCAAGTCCATCGTCCTTGTCAGCAAGGAACATTGCAGTTTCGCTCATGTCGAATGTGTGAACCACAGTCTTAGGCTTGGCCGCAATGTGCTGGAAGGTCGGCTTGGTTGTGTCAGGAAGTGTTGCGTTTTCTGCAACACCGCCGCCAACAGCGAAGGAAGGACGTTCTGTGATGACTCGCCATCCACTTCGTTCCCACGGACGCTTTGGTAGAATTGAGAATGCGTTAAATTCTTGGTTTAGTTGGGACCAAACTTTGCGACCATAAATCGCTTGGTATGTTCCCGCTGTTGTGGAAAGCATAGGTGCGTCAGCCTTGAGCAACTCGCTACCGGAGTAGGAGTAACCCATTGCGTTGCCAGCACCGTAGTAGTAGCGTTCCATGTCAGTAATGCTTCGTATGTAATCTCTTGCCATTGTTCATCATCTCCTTAGATTAGTTGCTTCCCCTTATTGCCTTGTCAGCGAGGTTATGTACCTCGTCCCAAGACATGTTACCCAAATCTTGGGTGGAGGGAATTTCAATGTTTGGTGAAGAAGCCGACTTACGGATTGAAACGCTCTCGGTTGAGAGGTTGTCAATTCGCTCGGAAAGGGACTCAATAGACTTGAGTACTTCCGATAGTGGCTCACGAGCGTCAAAGTGTGCTCGTGCTTCTTCGTTCTTAGCAATCGTCATCTCTTTATTAAGACGGGATGAGAACTCGGATTCAAGGTTACCACGGAATTGTTGTTCCAATGCCGCCGCTTTGTAAACTTCGTAAGCGGCTTCGATGTCGGATTGTGAAACTGTAGCGGCTGAAAGGTAATCTCCCTTTGCAACTTTAGCAGGTCCCATTGCACCAGCAGGTTGCTTTCCGCCACCTGCTGTGAGTGCGGAGATAGCACCAGTTGATGGGTTGCCACCTTCTTGTCCTCGTCCACGAACTTGACCACCAAAGTAGTCAGCACCGTCAACGGAGTCAGGATTGTCAAATCCACCCATTTGTTGCTTTTGCAAGTCATCAAAGTGTGCTCTTGCTTCGTTGGTGTTTACACCAGCAGATTTGAGAGTATCTTCCATCCAGTTAAGGTATTCAGATGAGATAACATCGCTGAACTCGTCGCCTTTCATGTACATCTTATCATCCTTCTTTTCTTCTTTCATGTCGTCATCACCGTTGTCGGAAGATTCTTCTTCCTTTGGTTTGTCGTCTTTTTTATCCTTAATGTGCTCACGGAGTTGAGGAGGAATCTCACCCTTTTCCATTGCATCAAGTCGTGCTTCAAGTCTTTCCATTACTGTATTCAAATCAGTCATATTGTTGTCCTCCTTTAAAATACTAAATTGTGCTTCGGGATTGATACCCTTTTCACAAATAGTAATCTCATGCAATTCCATCTTTGAAATCTCTTGATAGTCGCCTTTTACATTGTCAGACTTTCGCACTCGCTTGAATGCTTGTCCTCCAATGGAAAATCCACGAAGGTTACCCTTGCGGATTTCAGCGGCTACTTCACGAGCCTTCTCAATATCATTGCGGAGTTGAACGACAACAAACATTCCTGTGTCGTCGCATTCGGACTTCCACATTCTTCCATTGTTGTCTACGTAAGAATCCAAGACTTCACCGACTTGGATGTTTGAATGAGCGAGTTGTACATTGCGGTACTTCTCACTCTTCATGAAACCGTCAAATGCACTCTTAAGAGCACCACGAGTAATGAGGTCGCCTTGTTTATCGACCAACTCAACTGATGCATATCCAGCAACAACGAGGTCGCTTCCACTCTTGAGGAGTGAAAGACCTTGTTCTGGTTGCTTGAGAGCGAGCATTAATTCACCAATTCCTCGTCATGGTATATAGACCCCTATTATACCTTTGAAAGTACTGGGGTATCATTTTCATAGTCTAAATGAAGGTTTTCACCATCTTCTGTTGAGACATCAACAGGCTTCATGTGCTTTGGTTTTTTGTCATCTTTTTCCTTATCTTCATCAGTTCTTCCATCGAAATCTGGAAGATTTTCTTCTTCTGTGATTTTTGTAGGTCCACTTGGCGATTCCGTAGGTGTACCTACGTCAATTCCCAAACCTCTTGGTCCAGTCCATGTCAATTTTTCTTTTGTTAGTGTATCAAGTGTTCTTAGAATAACTTCAATCGCTTTTTTCTTATCTTCTGGTTTGAGTAATCTATTTTCATCATCTTCTTCCAAAATACCTACAGAACCTTCTTCCATTTCTTTTGGTGTATGTTTTTTAGGCGGAGAACTAAACTCTTCTTCTGATTTTAATACTCCTGATAACATGAGTGGTGCTACAGAACCCCAAAACGGTTGAAGGCTCTCCGCTAATGTTACTGCATACTGATTTTTGAATAGTAAATCCATATTCCCTTGAGGGGAATGGAGATACCACATATCCCCTACTTCATCTACTTGATATGTTACAGTATCAATATCTTTGAGAACAACACGGAAGCCTTCTTCATCGTATTCTATGTTGTGTGGAATGTTGATTGCAGAATAAGATTTTGTCAACAAGTCTAATGATTCAGCACTTGCAGGTCCTTCACCTTCACCTACACCTTCTATTTGTTTTACTTGTACGGTGAAAACATTTCTTTGCCCACGAGTTTTCTTTGTAACTCCACTTACTGATACTCGCACTACATCTCCAACTTTGTACGCTTTATCTTGATTACGTGCTGTACCTACATCCATGTAGTACTCACCCTTGTGTTCAATCGCTCGATTAGCCAATCCACCATCGTCAATAAGAGGACCCGCACCTAATTGATATGTGTAAGGACCATTGCCTCTTCTATCAAGAACAATGAAATTGTAATCACGAGTTGGTCTATACAATACCCACTTTGGGTGTCTAAATTCTCCACGCATATATGTGGACTTAGAATCTCTTAGCAAAATATTCTCATGTTCTTTTTGCATTCGTTCTACACTTTCTTTGAGTCCTTCACTATCTGTTACCTTTGTATCGTGAGGACCCGGAACAATAACATTCTCATGACTTTCAAATTGTGAACGTATGACTTTGATTCGTTCAAAGACTTGCATATCTGTAATATCAGTATTATCATAATTTAGAATGTCAATAACATTCAAATCTTCATCGCCAAGAATAGTATCTATTGCAAAATTATTGTCGTTGACTTTTTGTAATGCTTCTCTATGAGCCTTTTTCAGACCTACTTTTTTACCTGATTCATTGAGAGCAGTTATCTCTTCACCATTTTTAATTATCATAACTCGCTTTCCGTCGTACCATTTTGATACAACCCACGAACCACTAAATCCACGTAGATGTTCTAAATCACTTAGTTCAAAAATACGGTGCATTGGGCGTATTAGAGGATTCCATTCAGGTTTATCTTCTTTCATGAGTAAAATATCAGGATTGAGTAACCCTTCTATGTAATCACTCATTTCACTCAATGCTAATTTACTTGGGTCCTCATTCATAGCAATGAATGTTGTAGGGTCAATACCACTTATAGGAAGTCGAGATTCTTGTGCGGGTGGTGCATTATTCCATACTTGTTCACGTAGTTCTTTTCCATGTATCATATCTGTAAGTTCGTGTGGAACCGAGTGATACAGTCCTTGTTCTACATATTGTCCTGCCATAATTTGACCATCGGCTGTAAATTCACAACCAACAGAAGGACTTGCTAACCAACCACTATGATGTGCGCCAGCATCAAATGAATCTATGATACTTCCATTGTTGGGATTAGAAGAACCGACAGGAATTTGTGTCATTCCTGCTCTTGTAACTATTGAAGTTGTAGGTTCTTCTGGTCTTTCTTCTTGTTGTACAGAAGGATTGTAATGAATAATAGAATCAAGATTGTTTCTTGTTTCAGCAGTAATCTGTGGTCGTCCTTTTCCAGAAGAACTTTTTTTCTTTCCTTGTGCATCATATACATCATTATGAATATATTCTAATCCATTAGCATCAATAGCGGAACCAAATTGAGTGTTTGGGTTCATAAGTTGCTTAAATCTGCGAGGAAGTGCATGAATATACTGTGCTTTTTTGTATTCTTTATCTGAATTTATTTCTTTATGTAATTCTTGTACTGCATCGTGATAGCCTAATGTTTGTACCATAACTGCAAACTTCTGTTCAGGATTAAGTTCACTTCCTTCTTTCTCTCCTAACGATTCATCATGCATATGAGAAATGTCTGTCCCATGTACATCTGTTATACCCCCATGAGAAATGAGTTGATTAACAGTACTTGCGTGTAATGGTTGATTCAAAGTGTTAGAACGCTCAATAAGTTCTCTTGCATGTTCTTTCGACTGTGGTGTTTTTTCTATTGCTAACGCTTCAAGAACTTCGTCTACGCTCATGTTACCTGTAATTTGAAAACCATGTTCTTGTAGATGTGAAGCAACATTTTGATGAAAGCCTTTATTTTCAGCAGGTTTTGTTTCTACATCTGTAAAATCAACCCCATACCCTGCTGTTGTTAAACCGTGTACAGAATGAGAAACGTTGGAAATATATCGTTGAGCATCACGAAACATCCTTGCATTGTTATCAATAAATTTCTGTGGGTCATTCGGGTCGAATGCAGTTGGGTCTACTTCTTCCATTTTTTCTTTTATCATTGGTGCTACTTTAGCAATTAAAATTCTATGTGCTTTTGCCAACTCTTCTTCTCTCTTAGAATCTATTTTCCAATGAGTCGTTCCCTTTCCTTGTACACCTTCTATTGCTTTTTGTTGCATTGCAGTAAGTTTTGAAGTTACATCTGTTAGTTTTTCTCTTATCAGCGGTTTATCTATTTCGTCTGCTTCATTAAGTTGTTGAAGTAATTCATCAGATTCATCTTGTAATTTTTGTTCTTTATCAATAGCCGGTAATGCACCACCAAAACCTATTGCTGTGCGAACTGCATCTTCCATTGTAGGTTTTTTATGCTTGAATGTTTGAGGTCGGGCTTTTATATCGAGATGAATATCATCTAATAATCCTCCAACAATATCTCCTATAGGAGTTGTATCATGTACAGTATCGAAGCCCATTTTTTCACGTAAATCTGTGAAATCTTCTGCTTGTAAATATTCCAAAATATCTCTTGGTTTTTGAGAACCAATAAC